ATAATTCCTGAATTTTACCGGTTATACATTTTACGCAGTTTGCAGCGGATACGGGTCAGTTTCACGGCCACATTGCCGGGAGACAGGCCCGTGATGGCGGCGATCTCCCCGGCGGGACGTTCTTCGAGCCACAGCAGGATCAGCGCCCGGTCGAGCCGGCCCAAGCGTGAGATCACCGCATACAGCTCGTCGAGCTGCTCGCGGGCCTGCATATCGTCGTCGCACGCCAGGTCGACCGAAAGGCGCACGCTTTGCGGACGCCGCATCCGGCGGCGGACAAACGAAATGCAGGTATACAACGCGATGCGGTATACCCACGTGGCAGTTTTGCTCTCTCCCCGGAAATCGGGGAATCCCCGCCACAGAGCCAGCACGACCTCCTGAAAATAGTCGTCGATCTGCCCGCGCCCGGGTGCATAGACATAGCACACCTTGTAGATTATGCGTTTGTGATGCTCGATAAGTTCGATGAACCGCTGTTCCGTATCCATGTTTCAGCCTTTTACCCCAATAGTCGCCAGGGAGTGCAAAAAATTACGGCTGCCGATAAAAAAGGCCGAAACCCTCAAGAAGTTCCGGGGATAAAAAACAGAGGTATAAAAAAGTGTAAAGCAAAAGATAATCAAATAATTATACACTTTTCTTCAGTACCTTTGTTTTAGAAAAAAAGTAGAATAAGGTAATGTTAAACGAGGTTTCGGTTTCCAAATCGTTACCTCGTTTCTTTTGCTCTATTATTCATAGAAACGTGATTTTCAGTTTCTTGCATCTCTATTCATCTTGACATACGACTCTGCTGAAATTATTTTTGCAACCCTAAAAAGCAGAGTTTATGCGTAGCACGTTCAAGGTTCTGTTCTACCTTAAAAGGAACAAAGACAAAGATCAGAAAGTCGTCCCTGTCATGGGTCGCATCACGGTCAACGGCAGCATCGCGCAGTTCAGCGCGAAGCTCTCCGTCCCGGAAACGCTTTGGGAGGTCAGCGGCGGCCGCGCCAAAGGCCGCAGTCTCGAAGCGGATCGCATCAACCGCCATCTGGACAATATCCGCACCCAGATCGGCAAACACTATCAAGCAATTTGATCTTCCCGAAAGGGCAATCCGGCCGATCCGGATACGGGGCGCGTTGTACCTGCAGATGCCGCTTTTTGCCCTTTGCTGTTGGAGGCGTTTTGATTGCGGGGGCATTGTCGATCGCCCCCCCCCTGTTCAATTTGCAATTATCCCTGTGTGCACCGGTATTACCGGATCATCCGGTTTTATCAAAACAATAGCCCCGGTATTTCGCCAACTCCCCTGGCGGATCCTTCGGTAAAAGCGCTCACTGGGCGTCTGATATAACAATTACTCATACAGTCGGTTATTCATGCCAGTCGGTGTAGAGTCCGCACCGTTTGCAGTGGAGCCGGTAAGTGCGGCGGGTTACCGCGCGGACGCGGAGTGTCGCGTGGCGGCAACCCGGGCAGCGCATGGTGTAGAGCAGACGTTCGTAGTGCCGGAATAGGAAAAAGTTTATGCAGCTCAGGGCGATTGCCGCAAATCCGGTACCCGAATTTTCACCCGTGATTACCGGCAGCAGGCAACTTGCCAGGGTCAGGAAAAGAACGGTCAGCCCGAGCGTATGGATCGCTTGGTTGCGCAGGTGCCTCAGACGCCAGAGCGGCAGCGTGATGCACATGCCCGTTACGGCAGGTACGCAACTGATGCCGATCAGCAGGAGATAGTTGTTCATAACAATTATCAGGATGCCTGTCCCTCGGCATATTTAAGTGGGAGTTGTGGGGTGTGGAGATATAAAAAACGTGGGACAAAACTCTGATTTGCTCTCTGAGGCTCTGGAATAACCTGTGCAACCAAATACAGAATGAAGCCCACGTTGGAAACGTGAGCGTCAAACTTCATTCCTTGGTTGCTCTTAAAATTTTCCAGATTTTCAGAAAGCAAGGTACAAAGCTAACGCTTTTTATATGTATTCGCCGGCGCTTTTAGTGCGTGGACGGCAGAACTGTTCTTGTGAAAAAGGTAAAATTCGCGCGTTAATTTCTCATAGGCTTTGGAATTTGGGATTGCACATACAAATATAAAAAAACTTCCGAAAACTTTGGCAAAACTAAGTGGATAAAGTAAGTGGCTGGAAATTAGAAATGTTCGCCGTATCTCGCTTCATTCTGCCCGGAAGTAAAATAGCAGAATATAGCATGGTTAAGCCAAAGATTTCTGACTTGTCCGTTGCCTTTTTGAGTTGCCTTTTATGGCGTAAAATACCTCCGGCAACATGGCGAATAAAGCCCAGACCCCCAAAGAACACTCGTTTTTGCTCTTAGTTCCGTCCAAAGGTACGCAATTTTTTCCAGCAGAGAGGAAAAGATGCCTTTTGAACAGGAAATATGAGTTTTATTCTCCCTGCGGCGGAATACTGCATACCTTCAAATAGCTCTATATCAGGTAAATTTGCATTAATGATTAGAGTTATGAAACAGCAAGAGTTAAAGGTGTCGTTCTACCTGAAAAAGAACGAAATCAAAGAGGACGGCAGATGTCCCCTTATGGCAATACTGAGTATCGGAAAATACTCCGAAACCACATTCAGCACCAAAACGAACGTGCCGCTATCCCTGTGGCAGTCGGGCCGTGCCACAGGGAAAAGCCAGATCGCCAACGAGATCAATCAACGGCTGGATGCCATCCGTGCCTCCGCCCTTTCCCATTACAAAGAGCTGTCAGCCGTCAACGAAAAAGTAACGGCGGAAAACGTAAAAACCCTCCTGCTGGGTATGGCATACGGTCAGGAAACGTTGCTCGATTATTTCCGTACCCATAATGAGAATTTCGACAAGCGTATCGGTGTAAACCGTAAAAAAGGTTCAGAGAAAGGCTACTGGCACGCCCTGGCCCACCTTACCAAATTTCTGGAAGTCAAATACAAACTTTCGGATATACCTTTCACGGCGTTGGACAGGTCGTTTATTGATAAATTCGACCTCTATCTGAAAATAGACTGCGGACTGGCACCGGGTACGATCATATTGCTTACCACCCGCCTGAACACGATTGTCGGGAACGCCATTGTCGAAGGTATCATCACCAAGAATCCCTTTGCAGACTATGAGCCGGAGCGCCCCAGGCACAAGCAAAAATACCTTATCCGCAAAGAGTTGGATAAACTAATGACAACCCCGCTTACCTGCCCGAAACATTACCTTATCCGCGATCTGTTCCTCTTTTCATGCTATACCGGCATTCCGTACAGCGATATGCGGAAGCTGACGAACGAGGATATTTTCATAGCGGAGGATAAGGTAGTCTGGATAAAAACGAGCCGGGAGAAAACAGGGATGGACTACGAGATACCCCTGCTCGAACTCCCGCTGCAAATCCTTGAACGATACAGGGATACTGCGGCCGGAGGCCGGTTGATTCCCATGTACAGTAATTCGGAAATAAACAGGGAATTAAAAATTATTGCCCACACCTGCGGTATCAACCGCCGGCTGACATTCCATTGCGGACGCCATACCTACGCTTCCGAAATTACGCTCTCGCAAGGCGTTCCCATCGAAACGGTGAGCCGTATGCTCGGGCACAGCCAGATTTCGACGACACAGATTTACGCGAAAATCACGAACGAGAAGATCGACGAGGATATGAAAGCACTCGAAAAAAGGATTACAGGGCGATTCAAATTTGCACTTTAAAATTGAAGATTATGAACACAGTAAATAAAGAAAATACAAAAAAGAAAAAACGCAGTACGTTTGCGATTTTATTCTATATCAACCGCACTAAAATCCGTAGGGATGGTATGTGCCAGTTACTTTGCCGCCTGAGTATCGACGGTGAAAATGAACAGATAGGGACAAAAGTTTCGGTTAATCCCGCTATCTGGGAGCCCGGAGAAGGCGAAAGCGGAGGCAGGGCCGCCGGAAAGAGCCGTAACGCGCTGGAGGTAAACAAGGCTATCGGCCTGCTTACCGGAAAGATTAACGGTCATTATAACCGGATATTGGAAAGCCAGGGTTTCGTCACGGCGGAACTTGTGAAAAATGCGCTCAAAGGCGTAGCCCAAAAGCCTGTTACGCTGATGAAACTATTTGAGGAACATAACGAGGAATTTAAAAAGCGCGTAGGTGTTGATCGCAAGAAAGAAGCATACGACATATATGTAGTATCGTATAACCACCTTCTTGCCTTCATACGGAAACAATACGATGCCGATGATGTAAGCCTGCGCAGCCTCGACCTGAACTTTTACGAGGCTTACGACCTCTTTTTAAGGACAGACCGGGGATTACAGCAGAAAACGGTTCACCAGCATCTGTATAACTTCAAAAAGATCACCAAGCGGGCTTTTAATCAGGGAACGCTCCGGCGCGATCCCTACATGAAGCTCTTTCCCGAACTGCCGCCGTTAAAGAGCCGTCACCTCAAACTGGAAGACCTGGAGAAACTGATGCGGCACCGCTTTAACAGACCTAATTTATGCCTTGCCCGTGATATGTTTGTTTTTTCGACATTCACAGGATTGTGTCACGCCGACCTTACCAGGCTGTCCGACGAGCATATCGTACAGGCAGCGGACGGCAGCCTGTGGATTGAGATTAAAAGGCAGAAGACCGGCACGGATTCCCGTATCCGCCTGCTGGAAATCCCGCTGCAAATTATGGAGAAATACCGCCCGCAGAAAAAAGACAAGCACATATTTCATGTTTACGGCCGTGGTTATATGGGCAAACTGCTATGCGAGATCGCCGGGATATGCGGTACGGGCCACATCACCTTTCACAAGGCCCGGCATAATTTCGGAACGCATATCACGCTCTCTCAGGGTGTTCCCATCGAAACCGTTAGCCGGATGATGGGACATAAGAATATAACCACCACGCAGATATACGCCAAAGTAACCGACCGGAAAGTGGACGAGGATATGAAACAGCTCAGGAAAAGAACCGCATCCCAATCAAAAAAGATTACTTTGTACGAAGATGAAACGCTCCGGGCGGCTATCCGTTATCCCGGAGCAAGAAAAAACAAGCAAGTAGAACAATCAAACAATCTATAAATATGAATAACGAATCAATTACCATAGAAAAAGGGCGTGTAACCATTCGCCCCCGGCAGGGAACCGTATGGCTTACCCAGCACCAGATCGCCGACCTTTTCGGCGTGTTCGTATCAGCCGTAAACAGCAATATCCGCTCGATACTTAAAAACGGAGTTTTGAGAGAAGAAAAAGTATGCTTCCATGAAGCTACTGCCGGCGGCGGCAGAACACTCTATAATCTGGAAATGATAACGGCACTGGCTTTCCGGCTTAAATCCCTCAAAGCCGAACAGTACCGTCAGTGGATAATCGAACAGGCGGTAAATCCGCTTGTAATCTGGAAAATTCCGGGCATGGAGGCTATGCTGAATTAACTCCGCCCTATCAAAACAAAGAACGGCTCCATCACAGATTGGGGCCGTTCTTTCGTTTAGAGTAATTCCATTTCATCGAGGCATTGTTTTCGTCCGTCCTCCAGGAATTGTTGTATCTCCGATTCCTTGTAAATCACCTTTCCGCAAATCAGGTAATAA